AAGAACCCCTCCGTCACGGCGCGAAGTCGCGCCGCGCCACCTCCCCATTGCGCGCAATGGGGAGGTGGCGCGGCGCGACTTCGCGCCGTGACGGAGGGGTTCTTTCCGCACGTTTGGCGTCTGTGGGGCGTCAAGAGCCCCTCCACCGCTTCGCGGTCCCCCTCCCCATCAAGATGGGGAGGAGCTTTGCCCCCTCCGTCAGCGACACCGGCGCTATGCGCCTCGCGCTGACACCTCCCCCGCTACGCAGGGGAGGAGATTATAAGCCGTTCCGTGAAAGCGGGATGGCTTTTTTGTGCGAAAAATCCCCGCCGGCCTGGCGTGCGCTAAATTGGATGGATGGAACGGCAAGTGGATGATCTGGCGCTGCGGAGGCAGGCATTGAAGCTGAGGCTGGCGGCGCAGGCGGAAAAGCTGGTGGGCCATATTGAAGGGCTGGATGAGCCGACAACGCCGCTGGAAGCCGAACGCATGGCCAGGGCTTTGAAGGCCGCCGATGCCGCCATCGAGCAGATCTTCAAGGACGAAGATGAGACGTCCGATGAACCCGAGGAAGAAGACATGAATGACGATACCAGTGACCATGCCTGGCGGGTCGAACTTGAGCGCAAACTTATTGACCTCGCTCACAGACGACGAAATTCGCGCGTGGGTGTGGCATCCGGACAGCCCGGTGAACGACGGGAAGACCTGGGGGTTCTGGGCGAACGACCATCAGAAGGCGCCGACGGGGGACTGGCATAGCTGGCTGTTTCTCGGTGGACGCGGCGCCGGCAAGACGCGAGCCGGGGCCGAATGGCTGGCGGCGTTGGCGGGGCGCGGGGTGCGGTGCGCCCTGATCGGGGCCAGTCTGCATGATGTCCGCGAAGTGATGATCGAGGGGCCTTCGGGGCTGAAGAGCATCGCTTCCAGAGGCAACCGGCCGAGCTATGAGGTGTCGCGGAAACGGCTGCGCTGGCCCGATGGCGGGGTGGCCTATGCCTATTCGGCGGAAGACCCGGAGAGTTTGCGGGGGCCGCAGTTTCACTATGCCTGGGCGGATGAGTTCTGCGCCTCGCGGCATCCGGCCGAGACCCTGGCCATGTTGCGGATGGGGTTGCGGCTGGGCGATGCGCCACGGCTGTGCCTGACCACGACGCCGAAACCGATCAGGGCCTTGCGCAATCTGATGGCCGAGCCGGGTGTGGCGATCACGCGCGCGGCGACGAAGGACAATGCCGAGAACCTGGCGCCGGCCTTTCTTGAGGGGCTGCACGGGCTTTATGGCGGGACGCGGCTGGCGGCGCAGGAACTGGACGGGCTGGTCGTCGATGACGACAACCGCGCCCTGTGGCGGGCCGATGATCTGGCGCGCTGTTATGGGGCCCGTCCGGAGCGGTTCGATCTGGTGGTGGTGGCGGTCGATCCGTCCGCCACAGCCGGCGGCGATGCCTGCGGGATCGTAGTGGCCGGAAGGCTTGGCGAGCGCGGATATGTGCTCGAAGACGCCACGATCAGCGGGTTTTCGCCGCTCGGCTGGGCGCAAAAGGTGGCGTCGGTTTTGGCCGAACATGGCGCGCAACGGGTGATCGCCGAAGCCAATCAGGGCGGTGAGATGGTGCGGTCGCTCCTGGCCATGTCGGGCTGCGATGTACCGATCGAACTGGTCCATGCGCGGTCTGGCAAGCGGACGCGGGCCGAACCGGTGGCAGCTCTATATGAGCAGGGACGGGTGAGCCATTGCCCTGCGAACGGTGGCCGGTTTGCGGCATTGGATGAGGAACTGATGGCGTTGGGAAGTGGCGAGCTGGGGAAGAGTCCGGCCAAAAGCCCGGATCGGGCGGATGCCCTCGTGTGGGCATTGTCGGCTCTGTTGGTGAACGGGCGGGCGGAGCCGAGATTGCGGCGGGTTTAGAGAAGAAGCCCCCTCCGTCGCGACTGCGCGCGCCACCTCCCCCGCTTCGCAGGGGAGGAGAAGAAAGGATTTTTGATGTTTGAGAAACTGAGCGGCCTTTTCAGGCGTGAGCAAAAGCAATCGGCGGCGGGGTCGGTGATTGCCATGAACATGGTGGGCAAACCGGTCTGGACCCCGCGCAATTATCAGGCCCTGGCGAGTGAAGGCTTTGCCAAGAACGCCATCGCCTATCGCTGCGTGCGGATGATCGCGGAAGCCTGTGCGTCGGTGCCGCTGCGGGTGGAATTTGAAGGGCGGCGCGCGCCGGATCATCCGCTGCAAAGACTGATCGACCGGCCCAATCCGGAGCAGGGCGGGGCCGACCTGCGCGAGGCGGTCTATGGCGGTTTGCAGACGGCGGGTAACGCCTATGTCGAGGCGGCGTTTCTCGATGCGGATGTGCCGGCGGAACTGTGGAGCCTGCGGCCAGACCGGATGAAGGTGGTGGCGGGCGCCGGCGGCTGGCCGGACGCCTATGAATACAGCACCGGCAATGGCAAGGCCCTGATCGGTCGGGACGGCGAGGGCTGGCTTAAGGTGCTGCACCTGAAACTCTGGCATCCGCTCGACGACTGGTACGGGCTTTCGCCTCTCGAAGCGGCGGCGTTTTCGATCGATGTGCATAATGCGTCGGGCGCGTGGAACAAGGCGCTGCTCGATAATGCGGCGCGGCCTTCGGGGGCGCTGGTCTATGGTTCGAAGGCATCGGAACGGCTGACCGAGGATCAGTTCGCACGGCTGAAGGATCAACTGGCCGACACCTATTCCGGTCAGGATAATGCCGGGCGGCCGCTGCTATTGGAAGGCGGGCTGGACTGGAAGCCGATGTCGTTGACGCCGGCCGACATGGATTTCATCCAGGGCAAGAACGCCGCGGCGCGCGAGATCGCCTTGGCCTTTGGTGTGCCGGCGCAATTGCTGGGCATTCCGGGCGACAATTCCTACGCCAATTACAAGGAGGCCAATGCCGCCTTCTGGCGCAATGCGGTGCTGCCGCTGGCCGAGAAGACGACGCGGAGTTTGAGCGCCTGGCTGGAGGTCAGGTTTCCGGGCACGCGGATCGTCAATGATGTTGAGGCGCTGCCGGCGCTTTCGGCCGAGCGTGACGCGCTGTGGGCGCGGCTGGAGGCGGCGAGCTTCCTGACCGATGCGGAGCGGCGGCATCTGGCGGGACTTTCTGAGATTCCGGGGGAGGTGGCGGCATGAACTTCTGGCAGGCGGTGCCGGTCGCAGCGGTTATTACGATTGTTATACAGACGGCATTTGTCCTGCTGTGGGTGGGTAGAGCCGGGGCCAGGCTCGACATGATGGAACAAAGGCTTGAACAGCAGGCCGGCGTCAATGAACGGCTGGCGCGGCTGGAAGAACAGGCGTTCGCACAGCGTGCCACGCTCGACCGGATCGTAACCAAGCTTGATAGGGAATATTCATGACCCTCTATATCGAAGGCTATGCCTCGCGCTTTGGCCTACGCGACCTGAATGACGATGTGGTGGTTGCCGGGGCATTTCGTGACACGCTTATGAGTACGGGGCCGAAGGGCGTGCGGATGCTGTACCAGCACCAGGTCAAGTCGCCGGTGGGGGTATGGGACGAACTGCGTGAAGACGCCATCGGCTTATTTGTGCGCGGGCGGATACTGGATCTGAACGTCGAGGCGCGGATGGTCGGTTCGTTGGTGAAGGCCGGTGTGGTGGATGGTTTGAGCATCGGTTTCCGCGCGGTGAAGAGCCGCAAGGATTCAGGCAGTTTGCGCGTGCTGACGAGTGTGGAGCTGTGGGAGATTTCCATCGTCACCTTCCCCATGCTGCCGAGCGCGCGGATCACGTCGATGCATGAGGAAAGTGTGGCGGCGTAAGGGGCAAGCCCTGCCGTCTTTTGTTACCCCTCCGTCAGCGACACCGGCCCTAAAGGGCCTCGCGCTGCCACCTCCCCTCCAAGAGGGGGGGATTGGAGGGCTGTGTTTTTCAACTGGAGAAAATGGATGAAAGAAGTGAAACAGGCCGCGGCCTCGCCGGAAGTGCGTGCGGCCCTGCATGAGGTGCTGGCCAATTTCGAAGCCTTCAAGGCGGCCAATGACGAGCGCCTCAGCGCCATCGAAACCAAGCGTGGCGATGGCCTGCTGGAAGACAAGCTGGAGCGCATCGAAAGCGCCCTGCAATCGGCTGAAGGGCGTTTGCAGCGTCTGATGAGCCAGAAGTCGCGCCCGGTGATCGAGGAGGGGCGTCTGGTCCAGCCGGACGAGGCCAAGGCCGCCTGGAACGGGTATCTGCGCTCAGGCCGTATGGGCATTGAACTCAAGGCCGGTATTTCGTCGGCCAGCGGTTCGGGCGTTTTGGCGCCAACCGAAACGGAAACCTTTATCGATCGCCGCCTGGCCCAGGTGTCGCCTTTCCGTTCGCTGGCCAGTGTGCGCCAGGTCGGTGCGGCCACCTTCAGGAAGCCGGTGACGACCGCCTCGGTCACCTCCGGCTGGG